TAAAAGTATCATAAAATAATAACTAACTATGAAAATTAGAAAATTCACAGAAAATAATATATCAGAATCTCTTAAATATCATTTAGAGAATAATAAACCTATTACTGAAAATATATTCAGACCAGGTTCAGAAGCTTTCTATGAAGTAATCAAAGAAGCTAGAGAACTATTTGATTTAGGTAGAGTTAATCTATGTGATGTTGATAAAGAATTATATGAATCAACTGATATTGGTAAGTTTGGAATGTTCAATGGTGAATTGGTTCCTTTAGATTTACCAATGGAAAACATTGAGGAATTAAATGAGGCTGAATATAAAGGTAAAGAAGTTAAATTAAACTATCCAATGCGTGGTGGAACTAAAAAGTACCACGTTTATGTTAAGAATCCTAAAACTGGTAAAGTTAAAAAAATATCATTCGGTGATGTTCATGGTGGATTAACAGCTAAAGTTAGTAATCCTAAAGCAAGAAAGTCATTTGCGGCTAGACACCAATGTCATTTAAAGAAAGATAAGACTAAAGCTGGGTACTGGTCGTGTAGAATTAATAAATTTGGTCACTTATGGAACAATAAATCCTACCCGGGATTTTGGTAATCTAAGTGAGGAGAAGACATTTAATATATAATGGTAAATAAAAAATATCATTATGCAAATATATAAAATAACCAACCTTATAAATAATAAAATTTATATAGGTAAAGATACTACATCAGATACTAACTACTTTGGATCAGGATTGATAATTAGTAGATCTTTGAAAAAATATGGAATGGAAAATTTCATCAAAGAAATTATTGATGAAACTGATGACTATAATGAACTTTCTAAGAAAGAGATTTATTGGATAGCATATTATAAATCGACTGATAGAGAAATAGGTTATAATATTTCAAAAGGAGGCGACGGTGGTGATACTTTATCCAATCATCCAGATTTAGATTTAATAAGGCAGAAAATATCCAAAAATAGTCCTAAAAAAGGGAAAACCTATGAAGAAGCATTTGGTTTGGAAAAATCTAAGATATATAAAGAGAATCTTAAAAAAAAGATTCATAAGAGCATTTTATCCACAGAATCTAAATTAAAAAATGAAAAAAGGTGGAAAGAATATAATGGTGAATTTAAAGAAAAATGTGAATTTATTAGAAACGAAATAGAATGTGGAAATATTGATAATCACCTAAACGAACTATCACTAATTAAAAAAAGAGTAGACCACAATTTTCTTAAAAATGCAGGTGGTTTTTACGAGTTCTTTGGAGAGGACTTAAGATATATTTTTGGAAAACTAAAAATTAGAGAAAATGAGGAATTTGATAAGATTGATAAACTAGTTATTGAAAAGGACATAGATGGTTTAATTTCATATATTGATTGTGTGCCGAATAGATTTTTTAAAAGAAGACATAAATTTTATGAATATATTGGTGAATATTTAAAATCAAAAATAAAGATTAGACTTCAAGAAAAAAGAAAAAATTTCGATCAAGAGACTAAGGTGAAAATAACAATAGATAATATTGAATATGATTCAATCTCCGAAGCTGCTCAAAAACTTAGTATTGATAGATCCTTAATACGTTCAAGATTAAAATCCTCACATTTCAAAAACTATCTATTCAAAGATAATGATCTAAATATAAAGTATAATAAATTTATTGAAATTGATCCACACTTATCAAAGAAAGAAAGAATATCAATTAAGGGAAAAGAATATGAATCAATAACAGAAGCATCAAAGATTCTAAATAAAACAAATGATTATATAACTTGGCGATTAAACTCTAAGTCTTATCCAGATTGTATTTATCTAAATAAAGAAGTTGAATTAAAGGAGACCGGTGAGCCCAAAATGAAAAGAGTTTCAATTTTGGGAAAAGAATATGAATCTATATCAAAAGCTGTTGAAGGGTCGGGTGTAGATAGGCAAATTATGAGATATAGATTAAAGTCAGATAATTATCCTGAGTATTTTTATATATAGTTTAATGAAACACTTAAAAACATATCAATTATTTGAATCGTCCGAAGAAGATGATTATGTGGACTCACTTTTGGATAAAATATCTAAAAAAGGAATAGATTCTTTAAGTGACTCTGAAAAAAATAGATTGAATAAAATAACATCAGACAATATTGAGGATAGAACTCTCAGAATCATAAATGGTGAAACTTACATTGGAGATGTTTCCTACGATAGATTTAATTCTCCAGAATATAAAAAGCATATTTATCCTAAATCAGATATCATTTCAGATGCTAATAGAATGTTCTTTTCAGAAATAAAAAAGATGAATATTGACCAAATAGAATTAAATTCTAAAATATATGAATTTGAGATTATAGAAGAAATGTCTGGTGAACATCTTAAGATTGGTGACTACATATTAAATCCTTTTTGGGAAGGAAGTAAAGAAATATCTATAAATCACTTGAATAAATATTATACTTATCCATTAAAATATATACCAATATATAAAAATGAGATGGTTGATTTTATAAAAGACTTCCTATCTAAAATATTACCAGAAATAATAGAATGAAATATTTAAAAACATATCAAATATTTGAATCTGCTAACAGAAAATTCATCACTGACTTTCTGCTTGATTTTGGCATGTTAATAACGATGGGCTTCTCACAAATAACTAAAAGAGGAGTTGATCAAAAAGCAACTAATGAATTAACTGATATGATGAAAAGACTTAGAGAACCTCTTATAAATGGGAAAACCTATACTCAAATAATTGATGATATTAGTTTATTATACAATAATCCTAAGTTGTTATCAGCACTGATGGGGCAAATAAGAGAACTTTTATTATATGTTGAACCAAGAGTCAAAGAATATGTGGAAGACTGTGATGTGAAAGATAATTGGTTAGGTAAAATTGATAAATTCAAAGAAAGATATAAACAAATAGTAAGTTAATGTTGCCATTTCAAGAAACTAAATTAAGTGATAATGAATTTATCAGAGAGTTCAGTCAAGATACTGATTCTGGAGAGTTTATGTGGCACAGAGATCGTGAAAGTCGTATTGTTGAATCTATTGGTGATACAGATTGGATGATTCAAATAGATAACGAACTACCTAAAGTAATAGATAAAGTTCTTATACCAATGGGTGTTTATCACAGACTAATAAAAGGAAGTGGTGATTTAAAAATCAATCTAACAAAACTGGTAAAATAAATCTATTTTCAATAAATTTATTCAATTCTATACATTTTTCATACTCTTCAATAATAACAAGCTCTTGAACAACTCGTTGTAAATATCTTTTAGAATATATTTTAAGCTCCTTAGAATACGGTTTTTCAGATAAACATCTGTTATACACTTCAATAGGGTCCATTTTAATCGTTTTGTGCGTTATAGTTATCTTTATAAATCTTAATTATTTCATCAAATTCTGAAATAACTCCAGATTTGAATTTATCATTATCATATTTTTGTTTTAGAATATACTCTTTAACATAATCTTCATAATCTAATGAAATTGAAATATCCATAGTTTCTTCATCTATTTCAATTGACTCATTGAGTTCATCATCTTGTAACTCTTTTGTAATATCGTCAATATATTCAACAGAAGCAAAATTACTCTTTTCTAAGATAACTTCCAACTTTCTTCTTAATTTTCTATTAGATATAAGTAAATTATTAGATATAGCAATATCAATATAATCTTTAGAATCTTTTAATGCTTCAAGTGTTTGAACACCATCCTCATCAGTAACTCTTACTTTTTTAAATACAGGTGAAACTTTATTTGGAATAAAATCTTCGCTGTTATCATCAGTATCTATAACGAAAATTCCTTTTTGGTCACCATAATCATTTCTATCCATTTGAAAAATCGAACCAACAAAAGTAAAGTTTTTATTAGTCTGAACTAAATGTATATGACCTGAGTAAACTCCTTTGAATGCTGAAAAGTTTTCAATATCAATTTTATCAGAGTTTTTATGAGCAACTGAAGTAAGGTGCATTCTACAACCATTTAGATCAGAGTGACAGAACAAATAATCACAATCTCTATTTTCATCAATGCTTTTTATTTGTTCGATTCTCTTTTCAATATAAGGCATCATTAGAATTTTCTTACCATTCCATTCAATTTTAGTTACTTTATCATAGATAGTAACATTAGGAATGTATCTAAAAGGTCTAATTGAATTAATTTCTGAAGCTGATTTAGACCAAAGGTCGTGATTTCCAATAATGATATGAAGAGGAGCTATCTTTGATATCTCTTCAACCACATCCATTCCATAATTAAGAAGATTAATTGGAATAACATTTCTATTATCAAATAAGTCACCTAAATGAACTATGATGTCTCCAGGTTGAATTCTTTTTTTCAGAGTTGGAATAAGAAAATCTTGAAAGTATTCTCTGTGAACTTTATACCACTTATCAACTGAATTAGGATAACCCAATCCAATGTGTGTATCACCTATTAGGTAAATTTTTGCCATATTATAATATACTTTTTACTTAATATTTATAGTCTAAAAACACAAATAGTTTTACTAATCACTTTGTTCGTTTATTTGAGTTTTTCTTCTAGCTTCCCTAGCACATTTCTGACAACCACTACCCGAATATAAGTGAGCGTCTGGTGTTTGCTCAAATATTTCATGAATAGGACATATTATCTTTATTTTGGTTCTACAGTTTTCATAAAGGACTAAGTCATAATTATACTTATTGTTATGTTTAATTTCCGATTTAAGTATAAAGTCTTTACTTTTTTTACTTTTTCTGTTTAAAGCATTTAATTCTTTTATAATTGACTTTTCTTTTGATTTACAATTCTTATTACAAAACTTTCTATCAGGTCTACCATATTTTATTTCCTTACCACAGTATCTATAATTACAATCCATAAATTATCTATTAAATTCAAAAAGTGGAAAAGGCAAAATTTACAACATATTTGAAGTAAAATGGGTTAGAGGTAAAACCATGAAAAATATATAAAGTACAAAAAATAATTAAAAAAATATGCCACTACCACATTTTACACAAGTGACAAATGCCGGATCACCGGGTGGACCAGGAACTCTACCTGATGAAGTAGCTTACCTAAACCTGTTTGAGATAACTTTTATCTTACCAGTTATCCTACAAGCACAGGGAAGAGACCCTATCTTATTGCTACAAAACGCAACTAAAATCGACTTGAACTTAACTGAATTTGACGTTGCAGAAAAAACTCAGAGATTTAAATACTCTACAAGATTATTCATGGCTCCTCCCACAAAAACGGATGTAGCATTTTCTATTCCAATGCAAGTAAACGTGAATCAAGCTGGTTCTATGGAGACTTGGAATACAATGAAAGCATGGTATGATTTAGTATTTAACTCTCAAAATGGTGCACTTCACTATAAATCTGACATCATCGGAACAGTTATTGTTAACCAACATGATAAAAAAGGTGTAGTTTTAAGAAGAGTAACTTTCCAAAACGTACAATTAAAGAAAATTGGTGGATACTCTTTAGACTGGAGTTCTAAC